TCGTCTCCACAACGCCTTTTTTGTCTTCATGGAACTCTTTAATTTCTTTTGCAAGAGCACCAACAACGAATTCTTCCATCTTCTTGAAGTTTTCGTGAACACCTTTTCTGTCGCCGTGTAGTTCTTTCAACTCTTCTGATAGTTTAGAAAGCATAAATGATTCTAACTTAGCAGAGTGAGTGCCTACATTTTCTTTGTAAGCTATTTTTTCTTGTGCAAGTGCTTTTCTATCTTCAACGAACTTCGAGATCTCTTCGGATAACTTCTCGCCCATCATCTTATCAATGGCTTCGATCATGTTTCCTTTGTCGTGTTCATATCTTTTTGCGAATTCTTCTCTTAATTCCGCACCTACTTGTTCTTTGTTTTCTTTGATTTTAGAATCCCAAGCTTCAGAGATACTTTTTTGAACATCTTCTGATATCGCTCCTGACTCAACCAATTTTGATATTGCATCAATCATTATTTTAGGTCCTTTATTATGTTTGTTAACGCCTCTTTGAGGAACTTCTGTGCTTTTGGGTCATTTCTAACTTCTGCCGCCAAACCTTTTGCCATGTTACCACCTTTTGTATTCATTAGGTGTTCGTAAATTGGCGTGGGGTAAGCACCTGGTGCCGAAGGTTGGGCTACAACATCAACTGTGATGATCTCGAAGTCTGAAACTTCGCCGTTTCCGTACTCGGACATGTTTCCAGATCCTCTACTTGATACGCCTAGTTTCACACCTGATTCCAACATAGTTTTGACAAGTTGGCCCATTGGTGTTGGTAAGATTTTCATCTTACCGTATCCATTTGGTCCGTCCATCCACATCTCTGTAATCATGTGGGACACACGGTCCAAATTAATCTTTAAATCATCCGGGTGATCCACTTCACCTAACACAGAGTATCCTGATGTAATCTGATCGTTCAGTGTTTTAGTCGCTCTCGCAATCTCTGACACTGGGTACGTTCTCTGATTAGCATTTTTAATCCCACCTTGAATACAGATACCTTTCATGTACAAATCCTTACCTTCGTTCTCGTGTAAGATCTGTAATCTGGCTTCGTTAAAAGTTAGATTCTCTCTTAGATATAGTGATGACATCCGATGACCTCCTTTTTATCAACAGTCTCTAGCAATTACTTGCCTGAGATTGGTGATTTTGCAGATTTTTCTGATCCGTCAGTTGTAACTGGCTTAGGAGCTGGAGATTTCATTGAAGTGCCTCTAGCTTTTCCACCTGTGTTTTCAAACTCACCGACCATTTTCTGTGGTGTAGACGATCCATTAATGGATGTTGTCGCGCCTGATGTACCACTGTCCGCTTGTGCTTGAGTCATGTTAGAACCGCTTGCGCCTGTTTTAACTTTTGATCCGCCTACAACTGGTGTTGCACCTTTTGCCGCTTTGTCTGAATGATCAGCATGATCGGCTTTCACTGGATTTTTGTACTCTTTCATTTTTTCTTTATCCATTTTCTTGCCGGCCATCATGTCTTTCTTGCCTTCATATGACATTTCTGGCTGAGTTTCAACAGCTGGCATTTCCAAAGACTCTTCTTCTTTGTCTTCTTCGCCATCTTTGTTACCCATCATTGCTTCGAATTCTGCTTTTAGTTCGTCTAAAGCATCTTCTAAGTCAACTACTCTGTCTTCAACATCACCTTCTGCGTCACCTTCTGCATCTTTGTCCATGTCCATGTCCATCTCTGGTTTGTCCATTGCATCGTGTTCGCCTTCTTGATCTGCTGAGATGTCTTTAACCAATTCGTCAGTAGCGTCGCCGCCCATTTCTTCAATTGATTCTTCTTCAGTAGTTTCTGATTCTGTAGCTTCGTCTTCGATTTCTACCACTTCATCAACCTGCTCGTCTGATTTAGCTTCTTCGGTAGTTTCGTCAACTTTAGCATCTTCTTTTGATTCTTCTGCAGTTTCTTCTACTTTGTCTTCTGTAGACTCGTCTGCTAGGTTCTCGTAGATATCTCTAGATTTTTCTACTACGATTTCATGAAATAAAGCTTCTGCTTTATCATTTTCTTCGTTTATTAGTAGTTCTAATAAACTTTCAAATTTATTGTTTGACATTTACACGTGCTCCTTTGTTTTACGTAAGATTTGTACTTATAAGTGTTTGTATTTACTGTAAAGGTGAGAAAACGGTGCTGAAAGGTGGTTTAACTAGACTTTTATGTTGGAAGCCGATGTATCTCTTGATGTTGTGGACATTTATTCGTGACAAAAGCGATGCCTGAAAAAACAGACACCGCTTTTGAGTGTATTCAAGTTAATTGCTAATACTACGAAGTCGCAAATACTGAAAGGTTAGCCGCAATTCCTGTTCCAGAAGATGTACATCTAGCCTCAGCCCACCATGCTGAACCGTTGAAAGAGAATATAACTTCTGTTCCAATTCCTGGTCCTGCGTTAGTAAGACCAACCAAGTTAAGGAAGTCATCACCTGTACCGTCAGCAACATCCGCCGACATGATAAGACCTACTGCAGAGCCTGTGGCTCCTGTCATTTTGTAGACAGTTGATCCGCCTTCAAAAAACTCAGTAGCTGTACCATACTTGTGTGTTGCACCGTTGGCTATGATGGTGTTATACTGTACTTTGATAACATCACCGATCTCTGAGGTAGCCGCCGTTGGTAAAGTTGCCGTGATAGCCGCGCCGTTAGCCGGGCCAAGATAGCAAGTGTTTTTAACCAATACCGCTGAAAACGAGTTCGCCATCTGCACTTTAGCTGTGTTTGTGAAACCAATATGTCCAGTCGGTGCCGCATGAACAACAGATGTTTCTTTTAATTTAACACCTCCTGCTGTAGTTCCGTCTGATATTGCTAGTTTGTTTGTTGAATCGTCGAAAAGTAAATCTCCGTCTCTACCTGTGTGAGTACCAGAAGCTTCTTTGATAACTTTCGCCGTTATTTTTCTTGTTGCCATATTTTTTTCTCCTTTATATGGGTTAGGACTGTTATAACATGATTGTCATTTTAATACCTCTATACAGTGCAGTGAATATTTTTTGGAGATTCACCGGACCTTTATACATACCAGTCTGTACGGATATTTATCAGTGATCTAGGTAATTTAACGTGTAAGATTAAACTTATCGAGGAATTCTTCTGTGCTGGGGTGATCTATGTTGCCCTTCCACTGTAGGTCCTTGGGTTGGAACCAGTCTTTGGGTATGACCCTGTGGAATTTTACGTCGGGATAGTCCTGTAGACATTTTTTAGTCTGATTCATCCAGTTGCCAAAGAACGTGGCCTGCTCGTTGCCCTTCTTGTAGTTCCTGCTGTCCTTGAACAGGTTGTTGACCTTGAATCTGTTGTTCTTGCCGCCCTCTGACAGCCCCTGATAGTCAAAACCCAGGATGTATATTTCCTTGAATCCGTGATCACAGGCCATCCTCAGTGCCGTGGGTCCACTTGACCATCCTAGGCTTGGTTTGAACCATTGCACGTTTTCTAGGATCTTGGGATTCTTATTGTATTGTGCGTTGAAGTTGGAATATACTTTATTTTGTAATAGATAATCACTTTCAGCTATCTCTAAAACCATTTTAGGGTCAACTGCGATCAGGAAGTCGGGTTTGTCTGTCCTGTAAACACCGTTACAGGCAAATACAGTTCCGTGTTTCTTTAGGTCATCGATGTCTATGCCCTTTCGAGATTCGCCATTCCCTAGTACGAAAGCTACTTCGGCCATACTACAATGCTAGATCGTCTGTTCCTGCAGGTTGTCCATACATCTTTTGTGTGAACACTGCCTCTTCCTTTTGCTGTGCATCGTGTGCCTCTGATGCAAGTCTCATAGAATTGATCTGTATCAGTGTCATTCTCGTCTTCCTTGTGTCGTTGTCGTCGAGCACTGATATATCATTCTCCGGTTCGTATGTCTTGTCCTGTTCAAAACCGTTTGCCGTGTGTGTGAAAAATTCGTTTAGTTTCATTACTACTATTTAACCAATTATACTTGGCCTCCTCCGCCTGTGCCACCTGCTCCTCCCGGAGTCTGTCCCGGCACGCCCGGTTGTGGTGCACCCGGTTCTGGTGCATCTGCATCTGCTACAGGTTCCTCGAACTGGTCTAGGTCACTTGATATGCCTGACTGTGTCACGCCGCCCTGTCTCAATTCATTGTTCTTGGTCTGTTTCTTCTGTGGTACATTGTTTTCCTCGGCCCATAGTTCAGCATTCCTTGCCATCTCTTCTTCAGTAAGTCCAAGATATCTTTTCAATGCGAATCTTTTACTCATGTAAGGCAGTTCTGCCACCTGTGTGAATGTTCCCACTCTGCTTTGGTCCATTTCTGTCTGTCTGTACTGTGCAAAGTTTTGCGGTGGGTTCAGTTTAAGGGAGAACATGCTGTTGTCGATGTTGTAACCCTTGCCCTTGATCCAAAGTTTGAACTCATCGTCGAACGTTGTCGCCAACATTGATTGCAATCTCGCACAATATTTGTTGAATCTCAATTCCTGTATGTAGGCTGTTCCGACCCTACCATCATTGTACTGTTGTCCGCCATCTTCCGCACCTGTTGGTAGGTAAGAACTTGGAATCCTCAATCCTCTGAACAGTTTGTTGGTGAAGAATCTTAGATCATCGATCTCACCCAGGTTTGTACCACCTGGCAGTGTGTCCACCTTAGATCCCCTGCCCTCTGCCGTCTGTGGGAAGAAGTAATCTTCGTTTATACTCATTGGGTTGTATGTTGCATCTATGTAGTTTGCCCCGCCCGATGCACTTGGAATTCTTCTTTGGTTGATCTCATTCTTGACCCTCTCAACGAACTGCATGGCCAAGTGTGTTGGCATGTTACCTACGTCGATGTAGAACACTCTTCTCTCGGGTGCTCTCTGAACCCTGTAGATTATGATTGCGTCCTCTAGTAATTCTTTCTGTTTGTAGACCTTGAACACCTGTTCCAGCACTGACTGTCCGAATGGGAATAGGTTGTCTAGTCCATCTGACATACTCATGTGTATCACGTGTTCCGCATTGATGTTGTATGCGTTCATGGTCTTGTAGAATCTTCCACCAGCTCCACCACCGCCGCCCATGTTTGCACCTGCGCCTTGGTTCATGTTGCTCTGTCCATATCCGCCACCTGCTCCTCCTCCACCAGTTCCTGCACCGCCATAGGTCTGGTTAGGTGTTATCTGTGTTGCTGAAAGTCTCTGTAGATTGGGGTTGATGTCTCTGATCACGTACTGCTCGGGTTTCTTGCCCTCTGATTCGTTCACAACGATCCTGTCAACTTTGGCGTTGTCTATGTACAACCATTTCATGGTCTCTGGATCCCTCACGAAGAAACAGTCTCCGTACTTCAGTGCGTTCCTGAATATCCTGAAGATCCTCTTCTGGAATTGGTTGGAATGGGTCCACTGTTGTAGTGCCTTCTTGAGAAGTTTCACCTCATGTTCCGTTGTCTCGTCCTTGAACACAAGATCGAAAGGTGTCTCGTTCTCTGTGTTCTGTTGTGTTGAGAATTCTGCCAGGATGTCCAGTGCCGCGTTTATCTCCGAGTCTGAATCCATTTGGTCATACTGGAAGTATCTCTGTATCCGGTTGGGGTGTCCCGTGTACACGTCCGGAAGGTAAGAACTGTAGTTCCTCTTGGCGAAGTTGGGTACTTTCTCTCCACTAATTGGAGATGTGTTTGCGTCTTTAAAATATTTTTTCCAAGCCATGTTTATATTATACTAGACTTCCACTCAAGTTCACAAGCGAATTATTTGTTGATTTGGTATTCTTTTCTGTCATAGCACCTATCGTTACAAGCGTATTTAAGTGTTGTGCCACCTTTTTGTTTAATTCGTAATTATCCTGGCTTGTTTTCACCAGTTGGGATATGTCCATTGTGCTGTTGTTGACGGAATTGTTGTTGATGCTGGTGCTGTTGTTTGTAGTGGCAGACATCTGTTCTTTTGCTTTGTTGGTTACAGGTGTTCCAACCGCCATCATCTCTTTCACCATCTGTCCCAATGAACTTTTCTCTGGTATAACTGCTTCTGAATCGTGTAGCTCGACCTTTGTACCTGACCCGAAATCTTGGAATCCACCTGATCCATTATACATTGGCAAATAAGCTTCATTATCATGTATTCTTTTGTTATTGGCTTTAGAACCTGTGTCAAAGAATGCATCGGTCACTTTTATGGCCATGTCCCTGACGGCCTTGACAACTTCGTTACTACTCCTGGTGAAGCCAATCAAACTCTTGCCGAACATGGAGGCTGGATCCAGCACTGTCTTTTCTAGTAGGTTGGTGTTGACTTTTTGCAGATCCTTCGTTATCAGGTCAAGTCTACTCGACACGTTCACCAGTTCCTTGGTCTGTCCCGGTCCTACTCCGTCTGCCAGACTCTTGACGACCTTCTCTATGTCTGCCGCGGATCCTGACATGGCGGTCACGAGGTTCAGCCCTTCTGAGAAGAATGCGTCACCACCCGCCATTGCCGCGTCGGCGAATGCGCCGGCCAACGGACTTTTTTGTATGTCCGTGCTCAATGATTTAATTCTGTTGGAAAGTGCAACTGTGGCCTCGGCGGACATTTCGCCTGTGGTGTTCATTGCGTCATTAATGATGTCCTGTACCACACCCCCACTCAATACCTGTAGTGCCTTACCGGCGTCAGATACGGGTGCTCCTAGCAATCCCAATTCCTTGACTGCCTGTTGGGCGCCAGCAGGGAACAGGTTTAACACCTTCTGGAATTTCTGTGCGTCCTCTGTGGACATCTGGGCCAGCTTGGCCGCCAACACACCGTCCGTGGCCCTGGCTCTGTTCTGCTGGTCAAGTTCTGTGACCGACTGTCCTGTCAGTTTGCTCAACAACACCAACTGCTTGGAATATGCCTTTGTGCCTTGCAATAATTTAGCGGCATTCATGCCCTCGGCCCTGCCCTGTGCTCTTTGTATTTCGGTGAAAGTGGTTAAAAATTCATTGGTCTCTTCCATGGTGATACCGAAGCCGGCCAGTTCGTCCATCTGGAACTTCCTCAGTGCCTTGCCCAGTTGTACAAATTCCGGAATACCTTGGTTGACCGATCCAAAAAGTTTGGCCAGTGTGGTTGTGTTGTTCTGTACCAGTTCCTGGAACTGCAAGAAAGGCATTTGTGCTTCAAACGCCGCGTTACCAAACTGGGTCAGCGAACTGCCGAACGTGGCACCGGACTGTGCAAGTCCCTTGAATATCTGTGTGTTGTCATCTAGCTCTTTCCCGAACTTCTTGAAGATGGGACCTACGCCCGGGATGTCTCCCAGTCCGGCGTCCATGGCATCTGCAAATGTTTTTACGCTTGAGCTGGCCTTCCCTAGGTTCAATGCCGTTTCCGCTATCGCCACTGCTGTCTTAAACAGGAATTTAATTACCGACTTGGCCGCACCTTTGACGGAGAACATCGACTTGGATGCCTGTTTGGTCGCCTTGGAATGCTCTTCTATGATTTTGATGTTGTCGTCTATGGTCTCATTACGCTCTTGGGTAAGCAGATTGTTCTCTTTGAGACTCTTACGTAGTTTCTCATTCTGTTGTATCAGCAGTTTAACAACCTTGGCTTCTTCCTTTGCATTTTTTGTATTTGCTATTATAGCCTTAGAGGAACCCACAAGAGCCTGTCGGATCTTTCCAATATCCTTACCAGCACCTTCCAGTACTCTTCTTAGATCGTCGTCAATGTCTGCCATACGGTTTTAATTCCTGTCATTTTGTACGCACATAAATATTGACACATGTACGCAACTAGTGTATATTTATAGGATATAAAAATGACAGAAAATACTAACCCATTAGGCAAGTACTACAGACAGCCACAAATATACATCAATCTACCCAGCAAGGGCAAATATTACACAGCTGATGTATTCACTCCCACAGAGACCGGAGAGCTACCTGTACTGCCAATGACGGCAAAGGATGAGATGGCATTCAAGACACCGGATGCTATGCTGAACGGACAGGCCACCGTGGATGTGATCAAATCATGTGTGCCCAATATTTTAAATCCGTGGAAAATGGTGAACTACGATACCGACACAGTGTTGTTGGCCATCAGGATTGCCACGTACGGAGAAACAATGGACATCTCTTACGTTGTTCCGGACATTAACGAAACACAGTCCACGACAGTCAACCTGCCGGCACTGCTTGACGGGGTGAAAGGACTGGAACCAAAAGATTACGCAGAAACACCAAGTGGATTCAAGATAAAAATTGATCCGCTGACATATGACAGGCTGACGAAAGTGCAGGTTGCACAGTTCGAACAACAGAAAATTTACACCAATGTTGCTGACAGCGGATTAACTGAACAACAGAAGTCAGAAAGATTCGCGGAAAGTTTCAAAAAGATGCAAAATATCAACATTGAACTGATGATAGAATCTATAGCCGAAATAGTGACCCCGGACGGCAATGCAGTCAAAGACGGAAAACAGATATTCGATTTCATTGCAAATGTTGACACAAAGACAACAGCAGAAATTGAAGAAAAATTAAGTGAACTGAGATCCCAATGTTCCATGAAACCTTTAAAAATAAAAAGCACAGAAGAACAGATAACAAAGGGTGCACCGGCTTCTTTCGAAGTACCGGTGACATTTGATAACTCAAATTTTTTCGGATAAAACTGCTGTCAATGGGGGACTCTGACGTCATCGCATATCTCAAGGACTTCGACAGCCAAGTAAAAAATCTCAAACTGGAACTGATGAAACTGTGTTGGTTCATGCGTGGCGGAATGTCGTGGAATGAGGCCTTGGTCTTATCACCGGACGAACGTACCATAGTTTCCCAGCTGGTAAAAGAAAACATGGAAACAACCAAGAAAAGCGGTCAACCTTTCTTCTAAATCAATATATAATACTTTAATGGCAACTAACAAAGCAGATAATTATTACTTGTATGTCTGAAAAAGACCTAGTC